GGCGGACAGTGGTTCTACTGCCTGCAATCTGATGAACGCGGGCAGATCGCTGCCGAGCTGTCTGAGCTTCCTCTCGTTATCGAGATTGAGACCGCTGCCGGCGTGGTTGGGCTCATTCACGCTGACTGCCCGCGCCGTGACTGGAACGATCTGATCCGCACCCTAGAACAAGGCGGATCGGAGGCGGAACACGTTGCCGCTATGTGCCAGTGGTCCCGCAAGCGAATCACCGACCGCGATGAATCCTTCGTGAAGAACGTGCGCGCCGTAGTGGTCGGGCATACCCCGCTCAGGGAGCCGGTATTGCTGGGCAACGTCTACCACATCGATACGGCGGGATGGGCCGGCCGGCACTTCACCCTGCTGAATCTCGACTCTCTGGAGGTGGCCTGATGCTACGCCAGCGCTCCCAGCCATTCCGCTCGAGCAAGTGGCTCTCAGCGGTACACAAGATCGAAAACTGCGTGCTCTGCGGCGCCTATGGCGTCCAGGCCGCACACATCAACGAAGGAAAGGGAATGAGCCAGAAGACAGACGACTGCCTCACAGCAGCCATCTGCCAGGGCTGCCACCACGAGCTGGACAACGGCAAGAAGTACACCCGCGACGAGCGCCGGGAAATCCTGCGTAAGGCGGTGCTTGACACCATCGCACAACTCGCCCGCATGGGGCTGATCGACGCAAAGGGGAAGGCAGCGTGACCGACACCCCACTAGGCCGCGCCTGCCCTGACTGCGGCGAGCCCATGAGCAATATGCCAAGCCTGAACGCCCGCCAATGCGCCACCGGATGCAAAGAGACATTCGCGTGGAACCTGGCGCCCGGCCAGCTCCCCCTGATCGCAAACAACAGAGCCACAAGGAAGCCGCAATGACTGACGAAATCAACAGCCCGAGCCACTACATGCTGTTTCCGGACATGGAGGCGATCGACGTCATCAAGGCGGCTCTGACCCCGGAGGAGTTCGCCGGCTACTGCAAGGGCAATGCGCTCAAGTACCGCCTGCGCGCTGGCGAGAAAGGTCCGGTTGAGAAGTGCATCGCCAAGGCCTGCTGGTATCAGAACAAGCTGCGCGAGGTGACCCGCGCCGACTTCGGCCAGCAGAACACCATCGACTGCCGCTCGGATGAGCAGAAGCAGCGACCGGATATCAAGACATTCTTTGGCCCGCAGAGCATTCACGACCCCCGCACCGTTGCCGGCGTAGACGTGTCTTTCCCGACTGAGAAACACATGAACTTTGCGCCGGAGGCTGAAGCTGGCTGCGATAAGTGCGCATGGCCGGACCTGCGCGGCCACATCTGCACGCGACACTTCGTTAAGGGAAGAAGCCATGCATGAACACCTCTGCGGCGCATCGCGGATTAACAGCGGAAGGCCTGACTGCCAAGGCCAATGCGGAAGCGCTTGCCCTGGTAATCGCGGACAAGATGCGCGCCCGGTGCAAGCCCATGGGACTGCCGAAGTGGCGCCAGTGGGTATCGGCCGAGCTGTCGCGGATGAGCCCTCTGCTCCGGTCGATGGTGCGCGCTGCGCTGGAAGCGAAGGCGAGGGGGAGTAGATGACAGCCATCACCCTGCCTTTTCCGCCTTCGACGAACACCTATTACCGCCGTGTTGGCGCCAAGACGCTGATCAGCGCCAAGGGGCGGGAGTACTGCGCCGCGGTGATCAAAGCGTGCGCCGAAGCGCGCATAAGCAGGCAGGACGGGCGTTTGGCGGTGGTGATCAAAGCGTGCCCGCCAGACCGCCGCCGTCGTGACCTCGACAACATGCTCAAGGGGCTTTTGGACGCACTCACCCACGGCGGAGCCTGGGAAGACGACAGCCAGATCGACCATCTGACCATCAAAAGAGGCCCTATCAAGGCCCTAGGGTGCGTCGAGGTGACCATTTCAGAGATAGACGGGGAGGCAGCCTGATGGCCGCACGCAAAGCGACAGACGATGAAATCAGGGCTGCACTGGACGGCCGGACGGTGGCTGAGGCCGCGCAGATCCTCGGGATGCACGAGCGCAACGTCTACACCCACAAGGCGCGCCTGGCTCGTCAGGGGTGGAGCCCGGAGCACGACATGACCAAGACCGTGCCGGATGGCTTCCACCTCAAAGGTACGTCGACGCTGTATGGCAAAGACGGCGAGCAGAAGATGCAGTGGGTGAAGTCCAGCATCGACCACGAGCGCCAGGCTGAAATCATGCGGGAAGCCATCAAAGGCATGGCTGATGAGATTCCGAAGGCAGCTCCAGTTCCGTTCGCTGCCGGGCCGATGGATAGCGACCTGCTCAACTGCTACGTGATAACCGATTTCCACCTTGGGGCTCTTAGCTGGAAGCCTGAGACGGGCGCTGACTGGAACATGGATATAGCAGAGCGAACCCTGGTCGAGTGGTTTCGCCGCGCTATCGAGCAGTCGCCCAACGCGGAAACTGCGCTGCTCGCCCAAATTTCGGATCTGCTGCATTGGGATGGTTTCGACGCGGTAACGCCAGCCTCTAAACATTTGCTCGACGCCGATACGCGGTTTCCAAAGCTTGTCAGGGTGGCTATCCGCGTACTGCGGCAAATCATCGGAATGCTGCTGACTAAGCACCAGAAGCTGCACATCATCATGGCCGATGCGAACCACGACCCGGTATCGCAGGTCTGGCTGCGCGAGTGGCTATCGGTTCTGTATGAAGACGAGTCGCGCGTCACGGTAGATACCAGCCCCTCGCCATACAACGCCTATGAGTTCGGTAGCGTGGCGGTATTCACCCATCACGGTCACAAGCGGAAAGTTACAAACGTCTCTGAAGTGTTCGCCGCCAAGTTCCGAGAAATGTTCGGGCGCACTAAGTACGCATATGTCCACATGGGGCATTTGCATAGTGTCGACATGAAAGAGAACAACTTAATGATAGTGGAACAGCACCGCACTTTGGCTGCTCCAGATGCCTATGCAGCACGAGGCGGCTGGATATCTGGGCGCGATGCTAAAGTTATTACTTATCACAAATCATACGGGGAAGTTGGTAGAATAACGGTCAGTTACGACATGATTAAAACCGAGGCTGCTTAATATGATTCCCGCAGAAATAAACAAGCCGATAGTTCTGCGAGCGGAAGCAAAAGCGGCCGGCCTTAAATCCTACTTTAACGGCAAGGAATGTCCCGCCGGGCACATTGCAGACAGGAGCACGATCAACGGCGCCTGCTGCGAGTGCGCCAGGCTGAAGAGGAAGGCTAAGTATCACGCGAACATAGAGGCCGAGCGCGCTGAGCAAAAGATGCGGCGTGACTCTGACCCTTTGTGCGCAGAGAAGAAAATGGCGCGACGGCTGAAGCGAGATCCAGGGCTGGCCGTGCGGAAAGCTGAGAGGGAACGGCGCGCTTCTCTCCGGCAAGCTGCTATGGATGCCGGGCTGATGTTCTACAGCATCGGATTGCCGTGCGTTAACGGACATTCAGCAGAGCGCTACGTATCAACTGATCGCTGCCGGACATGCGAGGCTATATCGGCAGCCGCCAAGTTCGGAATGACGCTGGAGGAGTACGAGAAGGGGAAGGCAGGGCGCAAGCGAATCTCAGAAGAGCGATCGTCTCGGCTGGCGGAGGTAGCTGCTCGTCGCAAGGAGCGCAGGATAGCCAAGAGCGCACGAAAGATAGCGCTCGAAAGCGGCGCCTTAATGTATGTCGGACGGCCGTGCTCGAAGGGCCACAGCGGCATGAAATATACAGCCTCTGGATCATGTGTCGAGTGCTTGGCAATTTTCTCACGGTCTGAACTTAAAAAAGAGTACGACCGGAAATACCTTGCTGAAAACAGGGATCGGATCATTCAACTTGCGAGAATTCGCAACGAACAAAACAGGGAAGTAAGGGCGCAGAAAGCCAAAGAGTGGGCAAAGAAGAATCCAGAGATCAGGAAGGCGATATCTAAAGCGTACAAGGCTAGGCGCAGACAGCTAGAGGCTGGTGGCGATAGTACGTCCGTGATTATGGCCTGGGAGCGATCAGTTCCAAAGTTTTGCCACTGGTGCAAATCAAAGTGTGAAAACAACTATCACGTTGACCACTATCAGCCGCTATCGAAGGGCGGAATGCATGTGGTCGACAATCTGGTTATTGCTTGCCCGCCTTGCAACCTGCGCAAGAGCGCTAAAGACCCTTACGAATTCGCCGCATCACTGGGGAGGTTGTTCTGATGAAATCCGCCGAAGAGCTTTTGACCCAATGGGGTATCTGGGTATGGCAGAAGACAGGCGTGCCTCGGTACGTCTCACCGATGCTGGCCATCATGCGCGACAACGTGCCCAGCACTCACGCGCCAGATGCTGCGATCACCGATGAAGAGGCTGAGACGGTATCGGCTGTAGTGGCTCGCTTACAGCAGCGCTATCCCGAGGCCTCCGAGGCTGTGCACCTGTACTACTGCCACAACCGCACCATGGAGCAGATCGGCAAGGAGCTGGGTAAATCACGCCACCAGGTGAAGGACATGCTGAGCCGTGTGCACGGTTACGTTGAGTCGGAATTCGACCGACGAATGGCAGCTTAATTTACATGTCGTGACTGTTGACGTGTTAACGCCAATCTGGCAATCTGGCACAAATTGCGGTTTTACCGCTTCAGAAGAGCCCGGCCAATGAGTCGGGCTTTTTTGTGCCTCAGTTTCGGGCGCTAAAGGCCGTTTGAATGGCTCGCCACCATGCGCACCAACTCAATACATCCGCCATGCCTCTGACCATTTGGAGAAACACCTCAACATGGTCATGCACAAATCGCGCGGATATTCATTCGCACCGCATCGCGCACTAAGGTGCAGCGCCACGGCAGCTTACGCGGCCTAACGTGCAATGCAGTGCAACCATACAAGCCTCGCCTAGTGCGGGGCTTTTTTGTTATCGCACCCACTAGAGGAAGACGCGATGCCGACCAATGAAGCAGCACTCGAGCAAGAGATCCAAGCCAAAGGCCTGAATGCGCCGCGACTGACGCCCGCCCTGATCGATTCAGTTATTGCCAGCGAGTGGTACATCAATGCCGGAGAAGGCATTGCGGCCGATGAGTTCCAGCCACCAGTTCCCGCCAGCCATCCTCTTCGGCAGTTAACTTTTTGTGTACTAGTCCTCAAGAACGGCTTCACCGTCACCGGCGAGTCGGCCTGCGCTAGCCCTGAAAACTTCAACGCCGAGATCGGCCGGAAGATCGCCCGCGACAACGCCCGCAACAAGATTTGGTTGCTGGAAGGCTACTTGCTCCGCCAGCGACTGCACGAACAGGGCTAAGCCCAACCCTATTCCGGCCCCATGCCTGCCTCCTTGCTCATAGGCGGATCGCACGCGCATGTGAGGCCGGACTAATTCAACTGCCCCATGCGGGATAACCGAGATGCCCAAGATGCCCGAGAAAAGTCCAGAAGTATGGGCTGCGGTCCTCGCATGGCTGCACGCTATTGCGCCGAGCCTGTACGCGTTCTGTCTGTCCGTGACTATCGCCGTGCTGCGAGTCGTGTACGGGGGCGGAACTAAGCGGCAGATGGTGCTCGAGGGCGCTCTGTGTGGATTCGCCACGCTGACCCTGGTCCCGCTGCTCGAGTACTTCGGCCTCCCGCAGAGCATGGCTACGTTCGTCGGAGGATCGGTTGGCTTCCTCGGAACAGAAAAGCTCCGTGACCTGGCTATCCGGTTCGGGGAGAAGAAGGCCGGCGTATGAAACGCCTCCACGCCATCCTCCTCATCACCTGGCTAGGCATCTGCATCGCCTGCCTCTGTGCAGGGGAAATGGGGAGAGCGGCTAGACGGAAGTACCTGAATGGGCGCCGTAGCAGAAATAGCCGATCGGCAGCCTCCATCCAGCATCCTGACCGAGCCCGTGCTGCGGCGGATAGTGGTGGAGTGGATGCATCGAGTAACCGGAGTAGCGCATGACTGACAGGCCTATGCCTCCTGCCAGCATGCTCGAGCTGAGTGAGTTCGCGGATATAGGGCTGCGCCTGACGCCAGCGACTGAAGTGTGGGCCTGGATAAGCGAGCAGGTTCTGGCAGACACGGGCAGCATCCATAACCCCGATCACGCGCACCTGATAGACGCCGATATTGGCTTGCTATGGGCCTCGTCCTCGTTCGCCAAACAGGGTCGAGTAATCGTTGGCCAGGCTGAGCAGTTGATGTTCCGTGCCGGCGGCTGGCAGAAGGCTCGCCAAGAGCAGCAGATGCTTGACTGGTTCGGCCGCGTTCCTGCCTACCTCATCACTTTGGCGGCTGATTACTGCGCGCAATGCTCCGATGCTGAGTTCTGCGCACTGGTAGAGCATGAGCTGTACCACATCGCCCAGGCGAAGGACGCATTCGGCGCTCCCAAGTTCACGCAGGAAGGGTTGCCAAGGCTTGAGATGCGCGGGCACGACGTTGAGGAGTTCGTAGGGGTCGTCAGACGCTACGGGGCCAGTCAAGGCGTGCAACAGCTCGTGGATGCCGCAATGAAGCCGGCTGAGGTAGCGAAGATCAACATTTCGAGGGCCTGCGGAACCTGTCTGCTCAAGTCGGCCTGAATTTAGACAGGTTTGGACGGATGAACGCCTATGGCAGCCCTATCTAGCGAGGTGAAGGCCTTTGTGGTTCAGGCCCTCGCCTGTTTTGACACGCCATCACAGGTAGCAGAGTCGGTCCAAAGAGAATTTGGGCTGTCCATCAGCCGGCAGCAGATCGAGTCGCACGATCCGACCAAGGTGTCCGGCCGTGGCTTGGCGCCGAAGTGGAAGCATCTGTTTGAGGATACCCGCAAGCGCTTCCGTGAAGAGACGGCAGAGATACCGATCGCCAACCGTGCGTATCGGCTGCGAACGCTGGGTCGCTTGGCCGAGAAGGCCGAGAGCATGAAGAACATGGCGCTGACTGCCCAGCTACTGGAGCAAGCAGCCAAAGAGGTCGGCGACGTGTACGTGAACCGCCGGATCGAGCCAGAAAAACCGCTTGGGTCCACCGCTGACCAGCAGCACGCCGTTGCTGAGTACAAGCTGGAGCCAGACGAGAATGTCCCGACTACCCCGTACCTTTGATCCTCCTGTAAAGCTGACGCCGAAGCAGGCGAACATCTATGTGTGGGGGTTCCAGCCAGAGGCGCGCTTCCGCGACGCAGTGTGCGGGCGCCGCTTTGGAAAGACATTCCTCGGCAAGGCCGAGATGCGACGTGCTGCCCGCCTGGCTGCTGAGTGGGGCGTAAGCGTCGAGGATGAAATCTGGTACGGCGCGCCGACATTCAAGCAGGCCAAGCGCGTCTTCTGGCGCCGCTTGAAGCAAGCCATCCCTGAGGCGTGGCGCGCTCATCGGCCGAACGAGACCGAATGCTCGATCACTCTGAAGTCTGGCCACGTCATGCGCGTGGTAGGCCTCGACAACTACGACAACCTGCGCGGGTCAGGCCTGTTCTTCGTCCTGGTGGACGAGTGGGCCGACTGCCCATGGGAAGCGTGGGAAGAGGTGCTGCGCCCGATGCTCTCGACGTGCCAGTACGAGATTCCAGGCGTAGGCACTCGAAAGGGCGGCCACGCACTGCGGATCGGGACGCCAAAGGGCTTCAACCACTGCTACGACACGTTCCAAGACGGCAGGCCAGGCCATGAGCCTGACCACAAGAGCTGGCTGTATACGTCGCTTGACGGTGGAAACGTCCCCGCGGAGGAGCTGGAAGCGGCCCGTCGCAAGATGGACCCGCGCACCTTCCGGCAGGAATACGAAGCCAGCTTCGAGAACTATGCCGGCGTCGTGTACTACACGTTCAACCGTGAGGAGTGCCGCACGGCCGAGCGAATCAAGCCAGGCGAGACGCTGCATATTGGTGTCGACTTTAACGTGATGAAAATGAGCGCGGTGGTCTACGTCGTCCGCGAGGGCCTTCCGCTGGCCCTGGATGAATTCCACGCCGTCCGCGATACGCCAGAGCTGATCGAGAAGATCAAGGCCCGCTTTCCAGATCACAGCATCGCGGTTTACCCCGACGCAAGCGGCCAGAACACCAGTAGCAAGAATGCGAGTGAGTCCGATTTGTCGCTGCTCAAGAAGGCGGGCTTCACCGTGGTCGTGGACTCCACCAACCCGAGCGTGAAGGATCGCGTCAATGCGATGAACGCCATGTTCCTGAACACGTATGGCGAGCGCCGGCTCAAGGTCAACGTCGACCAATGCCCGCAGTTCACGCAGTGCCTTGAGCGTCAGGTCTACACGGACAAGGGCGAGCCCGACAAAAAGGGCGGCTATGACCACATGAACGACGCTGCGGGCTACTTCATCGCCAAGCGATACCCAATCAAACAGCAAGTCACCAAAACCCAATCGCTACGGATGTGACCATGAGCAACGACCCGTCCAAAACAATCCCGGCCGTGGATGCCATGCGCGAGGATTGGGCCATCGTTGCGCCGCTCATGGGCGGCACCAAGGCTATGCGGGCCGCTGGGCGTGCTCTGCTGCCTCAGTACCAGGCCGAGGAGGACGATACCTATAAGGAGCGTCTACGCCTCTCCACGCTGCTGCCGGCCTACGCCGAGACGGTCAACAACATGACCTCTCGTGTGTTCGCTGAGCCGCTGCAGTTGGGTGACGACGTGCCCGAGCGCCTGGCTGAGCTGTGCAAGGACATCGATCTTGCCGGGAATGACCTGAACAGCTGGTCGGTCGACCTATTCCGCCATGCGCTAAGCCATGGCCTCTGTCACGTGCTGGTTGAGTACCCGCGCGCCGAAGGTCTCCGCACTCGCGCAGACGAGATCGCTGCAGGGGTTCGCCCTTATGCCGTGCTGATTCGCCCCGAGCAGGTGCTTGGCTGGCGTGTTGAGGGCGGCAAGCTGGCACAGTTCCGCTACATGGAGTCGATCGAGGAGGCTGACGGCGAGTTCGGCGTGAAGTCGGTCGCCCAGGTGCGAGTTCTTGAGCCCGGCATCTGGCGCACCTATCGCAAGGCCGACAATGGCGGCGCATGGGTCCGGCACGACGAAGGCACTACCAGCCTCGGCTACGTGCCGCTTGTCTCGTTCTATACCGGCCGCACCGGCTTCCTGACGGCAAAGCCGCCGCTGCTCGAACTGGCGCACCTCAACGTCAAGCACTGGCAGTCCCAGAGCGATCAGGACAACCTCCTGCATGTCGCCCGGGTGCCGCTGCTGTTCACCTTCACCGACGACGAGCAGTTCGAGCTGGTGATCAGCTCAGGCAGCGCGACCCGCATGCCGAAAGACGGCGATGCCAAGTACGTCGAGCACACCGGGGCAGCTATCAACGCTGGCCGGGAGTCGCTGCAAGACCTGATCGAAGAAATGCGGATGGCCGGCGCCAAGCTGCTGCAGAAAGAAAAGCAGCAGACCAAGACGGCGACCCAGGCGAACGAGGAGGCAGCGCAAGAGCTGTCCCCGCTGGCTCGCATGGCAAGCCAGTTCGCTGATGCCATCGCGCAGATGCTGCAGGTGATGGCCGACTACCTCGGGCTGCCAGATGGCGGCATGGTCGAGATGCGCGGCAACTTCGATCAGGATTGGGCGCCGGAAGTATCGGTGCCGCAACTGCTGCAGATGGCCAACTCCGGCAAGCTCAGCGATGAAACCCTGTTCGCTGAGATGCAGCGGCGCGGGATCATCAGCGATGAGTACGACTGGGACGCTGAGAAAGAGAAGATCGAGGCGCAAGGGCCTGGCATTGGGGTGATCTGATGGCAACCGTCAACGAGCGATTGCTTGATGCCGCGATCAGTCATGCCATAGACCTGCAGCAGCTGAGCAACGGCGAGGCGCGCAAGATCATTGCGTTGCTGAACCGTGCCGACGCAGACCTTCGACAGCGCCTGGTTGCCGCAGTTGAGCGCATGGGAACAGATCGTTTCACGGTCACGCACATGAATAGCGTGCTGGAGTCGGTGCGCGAACTTAACAAGGCCATTTACGCCGAGATTGGCGAGGAGGTTGTGAAGGTCGTCGACGAGCTGGCCGCTTATGAGTTGGGCTACCAGCAGACGCTGTTTACGGCCACGCTGCCCAATCAGGTGCTGGTTGCCGTGCCGCTGGCAAATGTGAATCTCGGCCAGGTTCGTGCCGCCGCTTTCGCTAGGCCATTCCAGGGGCGTCTGCTCAAGGAGTGGCTTAGCGATCTAGAGTCGACCCGCGCGGCGCGCATTCGGGACGCCATCCGTATCGGCATCGTGAACGGCCAGACGACCGACGAGATCATTCGCGGGATCATGGGCATTCGTGCCGAGGGCTACGCGGACGGTCTGCTACAGCGCAGCCGGCTCGACATTGACGCGATGGTCCGCACGGCGATCAGTCACACCGCAGAGACGGCGCGTGATGCGTTCTACGGAGCAAACGCCGACATCATCGCGGCTTTGACTTGGACGAGTACGATTGACTCGCGAACGACGCCCGAGTGCCGCATTCGTGACGGCCTGCGCTATGAGGTCGAGACGCACAAGCCGATCGGTCACAAAGTGCCATGGCTGGCCGGGCCTGGGCGCATCCATTGGCGCTGCCGGTCTACCAGTGTCACCGCCCTGAAGGGCTGGGAAGAACTCGGCCTGTCGCCAGACGAGATCGACGCCGGCACGAGAGCCAGCATGGACGGCCAGATCCCGGCCGATAAAACCTACGGCCAGTGGCTGATGGAGCAGAGCGCGGCGCGTCAGGATCAAATCCTCGGCCCGGCACGCGGCAAGCTGATGCGCCAAGGCGGGCTGAAGATGGATCGCTTCTACAACGACAAGGGCATCTACCTGTCGCTCGACGAACTCCGCGAAAGAGACGCTGCTGCCTTCGCCAAGGCTGGGCTATGATGGCGAAATGAGCGACCAGAAGCCGAAACTCCACGTCATCGACGGCACACCTGCACCGGATAGTCCGGCAGAGCAGGTGCGCAAGCGAATGCGCGCGATGCCAAAGCCGGCCAGCATGATTCAGTGCGGCCGATGCGGCTCGCGCGAAGTGCTGGAAACCAAAATCGGCATGCTCTACAAGAACGGCAAGGCGCAGGGCGGGACGAAGCAGATCCTGTGCGCGTCATGCTTCATGCGTGGCGAGCGCGTAGTGCTCTGCTGATCTGATAGCGACACCAAAGACCCGGCCCCGCGCCGGGTTTTCCATTTCTAGAGCCTCGCCATCGTGCGGGGCTTTTTCGTTTCAGCCGAAAGGCAAACCAACACGCAGCTAGGCCCGTACAGCCGAAAGGCGGATGTTCGCTCATCCGTCCGCCCCGCTGCGCCTTGCAAACGACCGTAGATAGGAGGCATCCGAAAGCGCTTTCCCTGGAGCGTTTCTACGGTCGATCTATTTCCAGGGCTCATTGCAGGGCATGAACATGAACAACGTCGTTCCATTTCACTACCAAGGCCAGCCGGTGCGTTTCAACAGCGAGGGCTGGATCAATGCTACAGATGTGGCCAAGCGTTTCGGGAAGAAGCCGGCCGAATGGCTTCGTCTGCCCGACACGGCGAGATACATGGATGCGCTGGCGCGGCATTTAAATGTGGGGGAATCCCACCTTTTAGTCAGTAGCACGAAAGGCCGAAGCGGGGGTACGTGGCTCCATCCAAAGCTGGCTGTTGTTTTCGCCCGCTGGCTAGACTTGGAATTCGCCGTATGGGCCGACCTTCACATAGACGCATTGCTCCGCGGCGAGCTGACCGAAAAGCAGCAGTTCGACCGAGCTTGCAAGGCGCTTGATGATCAAAACGAGCGCGGGAGCATGGCAGGCCGCGAGCTGGCGAAGCACCGCTGGGTTAAGCCCGGGATGATTGCTCAAGTCGAGCACTGGCGCGAGCAGCTGCAAATGACATTGGGACTTGAGGCCGCATAAGGCCTGCCCAGCCAAACACACCGCCGCATGGCGGTTTTTTTATGCCCGCAGTTTCGGATGGGACGGGGCGCCACCGGGCCGGATGGCTCAACGCAATGGCCGGATGGCCGGAGAAAGACGAGATGAAACTGAAGCTTGACGAAAACGGCAACGCAGTCCTGCAAGAAGGCAAGCCGGTCTACGTGCACGATGATGGCAAGGAGCTGGCGGTGGATGTCGCCCAACTCACTAGCCGTGCGCAGTACCTGGCAGGCGAGGCAGAGAAGGCCTTCCAGCAGCGTGACGAAGCCAAGAAGGCCCTCAAGGCTTTCGAGGGTCTCGAAGACCCGGCAGCTGCGCGCAAAGCACTGGAAACCGTCGCAAGCCTCGACCAGAAGCGGCTGATCGATGCCGGCGAAGTCGAGAAGGTCAAGTCGGAGATCAGCAAGGCCTTCCAGGCCCAGCTGGACGAAGCCAACACCAAGGCGCAGACCCTCGAGCAGCAACTGTACGGCGAGAAGATCGGCGGCAGCTTCGCTCGCTCCAAGGTGATCGCCGAGAAGCTGGCTGTCCCGGCTGACATGGTGCAAGCCACCTTCGGGAATCGCTTCAAGATCGAGGACGGCAAGGTCGTCGCCTATGACGCCAACGGCAACAAGATCTTCAGCCGTGCGCGCCCGGGTGAGCTGGCCGACTTCGATGAAGCGCTGGAAACCCTCGTCGACGCTTACCCCTATCGCGACACGATCCTTAAGAGTTCCGGTGCCAACGGCGGCGGCGCTCCGAACGGAAACGGTCAGCCACCCAAACCCAAGGGCAATTTTGGCGGCAGCAAAGAGGATCGCCTCGCAGCCATCAAGGCCCTAACCGCACAGAACTGATAGGAGGCCCGAATGGCCCTTTCCGATATGAAGGTATTCAACGAATACCTCAAGAACGCCACCATCGAAACCCTGGCCCAGGACGTTGAGAAGTTCAACGCCGCCTCGGCCGGCGCCATCCGCCTGACCACGCAGGGCATCGACGGCGACTTCCTGCAAGAATCATTCTGGGCTGGCCTGCATGGCGCCCAGCGCCGCGTCGATCGCTACGCCGCCAACGGCGCCCAGTCGGCAACCGCGCTCTCCCAGAAGCAGTACGACGCTGTTAAGGTGGCCGGCGGCTTCGGCCCGATCCTGTGGGAGCCCTCGCAGCTCTCCTGGATTCAGAAGAGCCCGGAGGAAGCGTTGGAAGTCATCAGCCGCAACCTGTCCGAGGCTATCGTGGCGGATCAGCTGAATACCGTCATCGCCGCCCTGGTCGCCGCCATCAGCAACCAGGCCGCCGCGACCAACGACGTGTCGGCTACTGCCGGTGTTACCTATGCCGCCATCAACGCCGCGCACGCCAAGTTCGGCGACGCCTCCGGCCGTCTGGTTGCGCAGGTAATGAACGGCGTGACCTTCCACGACCTCATCGGGAAGAACCTCACCAACGCGCAGCAGCTGTTCCGGGCTGGTGACGTGACGATCGTCGATATTCTCGGCAAAGCTGTCATCGTGACCGACTCCCCGGCGCTGTACTCGGCCGCGGTCGCCACTCCGGCTGCTCCTGCCAAGCAGCGCGTGCTGTCCCTGGCCGATGGCGCTGGCATGGTGATGGACGGTTCCGACCTGATCACCAATATCGAGACCAGCAACGGTAAGGGCCGCATCGAGACGACCTTCCAGGCCGACTATTCCTTCGGTCTGGCGTTGCGCGGCTATACCTGGGACACCGCCAACGGCGGCAAGTCTCCGACCGACGCTGAGCTGGCCACCGGTTCCAACTGGGATCTGGTAGCGAACTCGATCAAGGCCTCGGCGGGCGTCATCACCATCGGTGACGCTTCCCTGTAACCGATAGGGGCGGGCTCCGGCTCGCCCCGCTCCACTGGAGACTGAAATGTCCGAACAGAAGATCAAGTACGTTCAGCATCCGGTATCGCCGGAACAGAAGGCTGAGCTGCGCGCTCAGGGCTTCAAGATCATCGACGCTCGATTCGCGCCGCCTGGCGAGGTAGTCGAGCAGCAAGACGAAGCGCCGAAGCCGCGCGCCCGCAAGACCAAGCTAGAGCCGACCGAGGCCGAGTAAATGACCGAGTACATCACCATCGCGCAGGTTGACGGCCTGCTGGGGTCCGACTGGACCACCGAAGACAAGAAGGCCCGCGCGGTGCTGATGGCTAACACCTGGCTCAGCGCAAAGCCGCTGACGGAGTTTTCCGAGGTTCCGGCTGCCGTGGTGCAGGCTGGTGCGGAAATCGCGCGGGAGGCTGCTGCGGGTGCACTCTATGGGGCAACCGAAACAGGCGTACTGAGCAAGTCTGTTTCGGCTGGCGAAGTGTCGAGCAGCAAGACCTACGCAAGCAATTCTCGCAATATCAGCGCAGGTGAGGCGTTCGCGATGGCCCTGCTGGCTCCGTACCTCGGCCCTGGCAATCAAGTTCGCCTGGTGCGCGGCTGATGGGGCTGCGTGACGAGCTGACCGCGGATCTAGCGGAGGCATTCGATACTGATCTTGCTGATGCGGTTACTGCGCTAGTCGGCACCAGGCAGATTGACGGCCAATACGATCCTGTTACCGGCGAGCACTCAACCTCGACCATCTCCTACGGGGGGCGCGGCGTGCTCGGCAGCTACCGCAATGACGAGATCGACGGCAGTCTGATACTCGCCACTGACACGAAATTGACCGTGCTGCAGGCTGAGCTGTTCATTACTGAAAACGGCGAGCGGACAACTGTCATCGCCACGCCTGCAGTGGGCGACATGATCAATGGCATGCGGGCGCAGCGGGTTGGCAAAGACCCGGCCGGCGCGACCTGGGTTGTCCAGCTGAGGGCTTGATATGAGCTTTTCCGATGACATCCGGCGCTTCACGGCTAAGACGGTCGATGCTCACAACAAGATTACCCGCACGGCGACACTGGAGCTGTTCAGGGGCGTCATCCTCGCTACGCCAGTGGGCAACCCTGATCTGTGGAAGAACCCCGACATGGCGCCGCCAGGCTACGTCGGCGGGAGGGCGCGCGGGAGCTGGCAATGCACCGTTGGCGCTCCGGCTGGAAGTGATATCGAACGGATAGACGACAGCGGCGGCGCAACCGTGGCCGACGCAGAGAGCAAAACCCCGCAAGGCGCTGGCCAGGTAACGTTCCTGACCAGCAACCTGAGCTACATCGAGCGCCTGGAAATGGGTTGGTCGACCCAGGCGCCCCCTGGCGCGATGGTCCGCAAGAACATGGACCGCGTACAGCGCATGGTTGACGCGGCAATACGAAAAAACAGGGTGTGACGATGAGCGAAGCCAAAATCCACTCAGCGCTGGTGTCGGCCTACATCGCGTCAGGCGTCATGCCTGTGGAACGCACGGCATTCGAGGGCAAGACCTTCACGCCGCCGACCGGGCAGAGCTGGGCTCGCCTCACCGGCTTGCCAACTGGTCGAGCCCCTGCGGCTCAAGGTAAGAGCGCCGCGCAGGAGTGGACCGGCATTCTTCAGATCGACGTATTTCACCCAAAGAACACCGGCCACGCTGGGCTACTAGCTGACGTGGACGCGCTGCTGGCTTTCTTCGCATCCGGCAAGCGCCTCGACTACCAAGGCCAGGGCGTACTGATCCGCCGCGCTGAGCGCTCTCAGATTCGCCAAGAGGATGTCTGGCAGTCGGTCAGCGTCAGCGTTTATTGCAGCGCATGGGCGTTCGGTTAAGGCCCGCTGATTTCGGTACCGTCTACGCGGTAGATGACGGTTACGCCGAGCGCATCACACAGCTTGCGAATCGTGTCGGCACAGAGATACGATAGAGCCAGCGGGGCAAGGTCGGCCAAGGCAAGCTACGGCGAGCTGAGGTGAGGTCAGGTCAGGCGCGGTAAGGGCCGACAACGGCACATATAGGGCGATTCCGAAAGGGTCGCCCTTTTTGTTTCACAAGAATTTATAGCGGCCCGCCTAGTGCGGGCTTTTGCATTTCTGGAGAAAGCAAATGGCCTATGCAGTAGGTGTTTCCCAAAATACATATCTCAAAATCGAGGGTGTCGGCGGCACTCTCGACCCGGCCGTCGCCTGGATTCCGCTTCGCCTGATCACCAACGGTCTGAGCCAGTCGGTCGAGGAGTTGGAGTCCGATGAGATGTTGCCCGGCCGCCACATGGCCGAGTCCCGCAGCGGCGTTTTCAGCGTGGCCGGCGACCTTGAGGCGGAGCTGACCTACGGCACCTTCGATATGCTGCTGGAGGCGGCTTTCCACGGCACTTGGCAGGTGAAGACACGCACAGCTTCGACTCTCTCGGTCGCAGCCGCAGACGACAGCTTCAACGACTCCGCGTCGGGCTTCGTGACTGCCGGCTTCGCGGTTGGCGATGTCGTCAAGGTAAGCGGCTTCGCAACTGCTGCGAACAATGGTCAGTTCAAAGTGGCTTCGGTCGCAGCCGGCAAAATCACCGTCACCGACTTGGCCGGCGGCGCCGTCACCCTGGTGGATGAGCTGGCGGGTGCCTCCGTTACGATCGCGACCGGCGGCACCCTGAAGACCGGCAGCACTCGCCGCAAGTTCGCCATCCTCAAGCACAACGAGGACATTGGCCGCTGGCTGATCTACCGCGGCTGCGAAGTCGGCAGCGTTGCGATCGACTGCCCGCTGCAGGGCAAGATCGGCATCACCTTCTCCATGATTGGGACCAAGGAAGAGCCTTACGTCTACGATGCTCTGACCGAGAGCATCGCCGACCCGACCGAAACCGTGATGATGACGACCTTCGAGGGGTCGCTGACCGAGGGCGGTACCGGCCTCAACCACGCGACCGCGCTCAACCTGTCGCTGGACAACGGCATGGAGGCGATCTACCGCCTGTTCAGCCGCGACGCCTACGACATCAAGCTGGGCCGCATCAACGTTTCCGGCAGTCTGTCCGCCTACATCGAGGACAACCGCCTGAAGGACAAGTACCTCGGCGAGACCAAGACCCCGTTGGTCGTGACCCTGACCGATGGCGAGAACAGCTATCAGATCAGCATGACCCAGGCCAAGCTGACGACCTCGAGCGAGGAAGGCAGCGGCGACGATCCGATCATCCAGAATTACGACTTCCGGGCATTCAATGACCAGGCGGTCGACACTGAGATCACCATCACCCGCATTCCGGCATAAGGGGGCTCGCATGAAACCGAGTGACTTTTTCACCCGGGCCAAGGCGAACGAGGGGGAGCGCATGCCGCTCTCCCTGCCTGACGGGACGCCAACGGATGAGTGGCTGCTGATCCGCGGCGTGGATTCCGACCAGTTCCGCGTGGCGCTGGACGACTTCAGGCGCGAGCTGTTAGTCCTGGCCTCACTGAAGGATGAGAACGAAAAGGCGGACAAAACCGAGGCCGCACGGCTCAAGTTGAATGCCGCGCTCGTGATCGGCTGGTCATTCGATGCAGAGTTCACCGAGGCCGCGCTTCTGGAGTTTCTGCGCGAGGCGCCATACGTCGCTACCGAGGTGGACCGGTTCGCGAGTGATCGCCGCCGTTTTTTTGGGAAACGCTCGACGGGCTCGCCGAAGGACTGATCGCGCACGCCGAGCATCAACTTGGACTGCTGCGACCAGCTGGGCCGAGGCCGAAGAAAGGGCCGGACAAGCGCATCACCGTCCGCGCGCAGCTGGAAGCCATTGCGGAGAAGACCGGCAAGCGTCCGTCCCGCCTGGATGGCCCGCCGTGCCCTGATGAGCTTGCCTACGTCTGGGAGTGGTACTGCTCAGCCAGGCCGATCGGCTCGCTCGCAGACATCAAGGCCTGGTCCGAACTGTACGGCCACCGCCTACTCCCGTTCGAGGTCACGCTACTGCGCCGGCTGGCTGCGGTAGAGGATCGCGTGGCGAGTCAGTAGGGCGCCGATTTGGTACTCTGGCGCTTTCTGACAGGGAGCGCGTCCTATGGAGTTCATCATGTTGGCGGTGATGGTCGCCGCCTATTTCCTGCCCGGCCTGATCGCCTACATGCGGGGTCATCACAACGCGGCGTCGATTATGCTGCTCAACCTGTTCCTCGGTTGGACTTTGCTTGGATGGGTTGGCGCGCTCGTGTGGTCAGCATCGTCGAGCAAGCCGCAATGAGATTCTCTGTCGTATGTGCGGCTGCTGTTCTTGGGCTGGCTGGTTGTGATGCGCGCGAGCAGGTCTGTAATGACGCTGACGCTGCGTATATGGCAGCTCAGGCACTGGTTGCAGAGCGACTGGTTGCGCCGGCGACAGCTTCCTTCCCGATTGCAGGAGAAAAAGGAGCGCACGTGGATAAGTCTGACGGGTGCAGGTACTTGATCAGCAGCTACGTGGATTCGCAAAACCTGTTCGGAGCCATGGTGCGCAGCAAGTTCGACGCCATCATGGTTCTGTCGCCGAATGGATCGTGGGAGCCGGATGGCTTCAACATATCCGAGTTCCAAGGTAACGGAGCAGTCAAGCGCGACTGACCGTAAAGACACATAAGAGCCCGCCTAGTGCGGGCTTTTTAATGCCCGGAGAAAAGATGCGCCCGCAGGATTTCTACACGAAGACGAGGGCCAGCAAGGGCATTGTTGTCTATTTTGCCGACCCTGCAGGTAGCCGGGAGTGGATTCGCATCAGGTCCGTGCTAAGCGATGAGTTCAAGGCGGCCTCGTTGCGAGCTGTAGAAGGCGCAGGGCATAGCTCGAATGATTCTGGAAAGCAGAAGACTAGGCGTCTCCGCGCCACTCTCGCCGCTGCGCTCATAGCTGACTGGTCGCTGCCTAGCGAAATCGATCCAGTCCAGCTGCTCATTGAAGCGCCGCGTCTGCGCCGGCAGATCGAGCGCATAGCTGAAAACCATTCAATGCACTTTGGGGTACGCCATGACTGAATACGCACGGTTGGTCGTGGCTGTAGATAGCACCCAAGCCGCAAAGGCGAGAGCCGAACTGGACAAGCTGCCTGGATCTGCGCGTAAGGCGAGTTCAGCGGCAGATGGCCTCACTTCTAGCTTCAAGAAGCTTGGCGGCGTTCTTGCCACCTATTTCAGCGTGCGCGAGGTGGTTAGAGCTGCTGAGGCATACACCACAATCAACAACCGCTTGCGCTTGGTAACGGCGAGTTCCGAGCAATTTGCGCAAGCTCAGGCAGATCTGTTCCGCATCGCGCAGAATTCTAGGCAGCCGCTCACCGAGACGGCCGAGCTCTACCAGCGCATCGCCACCAACCAGAAAGAGCTAGGCCTAACCGGCGACGGCGTTGCCCGCATCACTGAGGTAATCAACAAGTCGCTTGCCGTCTCAGGCACATCAGCATCGGCGGCAGCGGGTGCGCTTACCCAGCTAGGGCAGGCGTTCGCATCTGGCCAGCTGCGCGGTGAGGAACTGAACTCGGTGCTGGAGAATGCTCCCGCTCTGGCGCAAGCCTTGGCGCGCGGCATGGGTGTTACCGTAGGGCAGCTTCGTGCACTAGGTGCTGAAGGGAAAATTTCTGCGCAGGCTGTAGTCGACGCTCTGCTCAGCCAGGGAGAGGCGCTGGACCAGCAGTTCGCAACGCTGGCGCCTACTGTTTCTGGCGCAATGACTACGGTCGGCAATGCGTTTGTCCAACTCGTTGGGCAGATGGACCAAACCACTGGCGCCTCGGCAAATGCTGCTGCCGAGATCATGAAACTGGCCGACATCCTGTCCGATCCTGCGACGGTGAAAGCGGCCCAAGATCTCGCGGCCGGCATCGCAACTGCACTTGGCTGGGTCGTAGAGGCTGCGACGTCTACCGTTGGTGCCGTCCAGTGGATGGCCGAAGAGCTGGCGGTTCTGTTCAACGGGATCGGCTTGCATGACATTGACCGCCTCGAGCAGGAAGCCTCTCGCCTGCAAGAGCTGCTCAACAAGATGGAGCAGCGCGGAGAAACAGGATACGCGATCTACGGAAGCACGAAGGAAAGCTACGACAAGGTAAAGCGGCAGCTCGACCAGGCATACGAACTCGCGGATCTTGCCTCAACGCTTCAGTCAGGCAGTGGTTCGCCTGTTCCGGCAGCTGCGGCTCAGCGCCCGGCGCTCAGGATGGCTAGCAGCGGAACGGGAGTTGTAGAAAAAGAAATCAGCAATTCAAAAGCTCTGCAGGCGCAGCTAAAGTCTGAACTAGCAGCCAAGCGCGAGTTGACCGCGCAAGAGCAGATCCGCATCGACATCCTGCGCGAGTCAGGACAGCTGCGCGCCGCCAATGACGCGCAGTTCCAGCTGGAGTACGCCGAGAAAATCGCCGAGTACGAACGCCAGGGCAATGTCGAGGCGTTGCAGAGGCTGGAAACGCTGCGCCGCATCCGCGAAGTGCAGATGAACGCCGACCAGGCTCCCGGGACGGTTGAAGGCGTCACCAAGGCGCCGAACTCCGGTGTCGTCTCGCCAGAAATCGGCGGTGCCGCTAGCGAGTTCATGCGCCTGCAGGAGCAGGCCGCGCAGCTTGAGGAGTGGCGTGCGACAGAGCTCGAAAAGCAGCGCGGATTCCTTGAGGCGAAAGCGATCAACGAGGAGCAGTACGCCGAACGCGTTCGCAACATTCAGGAGCAACACCAGCAGCAGGTCGAACAGCTCGAGCAGGCGCGCTATCAGGTCTCGCTGTCCAGCGCGACGGACCTGTTCGGCAACCTGGCCGATATCACCGCGCAGTTCGCCGGCGAGCAGTCCGGTATCTACAAGGCGATGTTCATCGCGCAGAAAGCTTTCGCTATCGCGCAATCGATGATTGCCATTCAGCAGGGCATTGCCCTTGCTGCGGCTAACCCGTGGCCGCTGAACCTCGGCGCTATGGCGTCCGTGGCCGCGGCTACGGCCGGCCTCGTCTCGAACATTGCCTCGGTTGGGCTCTCGTTCGATGGCGGCGGCTACACCGGTAACGGCCCTCGCAGCGGCGGCCTGGATGGAAAGGGCGGATTCCTCGCGATGATGCACCCGCAGGAAACCGTCATTGACCACACCAAGCAGCGCGGAGGGCCTGGAAACGCATCAGATGGCGGCAACGTCGTCGTAAACCTCGTCGAGGATAGCTCCAGAGCTGGGCAGGTAGAGCAGACGACAGGGCCTGACGGGGAAAAGGTGCTGCAGCTCTGGGTGGCGAAGATCAGGGCTGGCGGAACGCCAGAGGCGCTTGCGCTTGAGCAGGCATATGGACTGAAGAGGGCGGGCAGATGATCGAGTACCCATCAGAACTGCCGTACCCCGACCTGTCCGGCTACTCGCTCGAGCATGCGCCTAACCTAACGCGAACTCCGATGGTTAGTGGCCGCGCTAGGCAGCGCCGCAAATACACCAGCGTGCCGAGCTTCGTGACTCTTTCCTGGGGGATGCCTCAGAAAGAGTTCGAGCTGTTCGAGGCCTGGTTCCGCTGGTCACTGAAGGACGGCGAGGAGTGGTTCACTGGCTGGGCTCAGACATCTGGGCCTGGCCGGCAGACGACGATGCGCTTCATGGGTTCAGATGGATCGCCTGCCTACACCGCGCGCCTCGATGGCCCCGATTACTGGCGCATCAGCTGCAGGCTGGAGATCCGCGAGCGGCAAACGCTCAGTGATGGCTGGCAGCTTCTCCCTCAGTACGTCCTTGATCCTTCGATTCTCGACCTTGCACTCAACAGGGAGTGGCCAGAGGCATGACCATTCTCGAGCGAGTGTATGCGTCGGGCGGCGACGTGATCATCCCGACTATCGAGCTGATCTGCGCCGCGTGGGCTGAACCGATCCTGATCTGCAACGGGTTCGAGAACCGGTCGGTTATCGACGAAGACGGCCGTGCGCTGACGTTCCTCGCAGCCGGCATCGATGTCGCACTCCCCGAGAAATCGAACCGCGGCTCGCAGACGCTGACGTTTGCGATCGACAACGTGACCGGGGAGGCGCAGCAGCAGATCGACGCGGCGCTTGAGGCGCAGGAGCGCGTGACGCTGATGTACCGCACCTACCTGGCCAGCGATCTCTCTGCACCGGCCGAGCGCCCGCTACGCATGAGCGTGCTGGGTGGCTCGATCGTCGGCACGCAGATCCAGATTCAGGCCGGATTTTTCGACCTAATCAACGTGGCCTGGCCGCGCGATCTCTACACCACGAAATTCGCCCCGGCGCTCAAATACCTATGACCTGGATCGATCACTACCTTCGCG